TTCGACGTACAGACATGGAACCTCTCGCGGGGTTCCTGGAGTCGGATCGACAAGGGAGACCTCGTCCGCATCCGCCTCGGCTGGGACGAGGCCGATGTCGCGACGGTCTGCCTCGGGAAGATCGAGACGGCGAAGCCCTCGAGGGACGGCCGCGACAAGACGTACCGGCTGAAGGGCATCGACAAGTCCGAGGCGGCGACGAAGACAAGGATCTCCGGGCGCTGGCGGAACCGCCGCCCTGACGAGATCGTCTCGGCGATCGCTGGCGAGATCGGGCTGACCCCGATTGTCGAGGACGTCGGTGACGAGATCGACGGTGCCTACTCGGTGACCCGCGAGCAGCAGGTCCGAGCGTGGCTCGACGAGTTGCTTGACTACGCCGCCGACATGACCGGGACGGCCTGGGAGTGGTTCGCCTCTCGCGGCCGGCTTCACTTCGTCCCCCAGACGCAGGAGACGGTCGACGCGCCGACGCTCTCGTACGACAACACCCTGCTCTCGATCCAGGACACGACGGAGCCGGACGACGACGTCGACGAGAAGCTTGAGTTCGAGGCGATGCTCGAACCGGCGATCGAGAAGGGCGCCGCGGTCTACGTCGACACCGAGGACTTCGAGGGCGCCTACAGAGTCGACGAGTACGAGTTTCAGTCCTCGACCGAGTCGGGTGACCACCTCGTCCGGGGGAAGTGTACGCCGATCGAGGCGGCGCGGCCCGCGAACCAGCCGACGTACGGTGGCGGCCGCGCCCGAACTGGGGTGACGCGCTGATGTCCCGCGACGTACCCGAGGGCGATGGCGGCGATTCGGGCGGGCTAAACATCGTCGCGACGCTGCGGAAGTTCGTCAACGACTCAGTCCGCGGGATCTACACGACGTCGACGGTCATCGTGGTCGGCGTCGACGAGGCAACCCGGCGGGCCGAGGTCGAGCTGAAGGCCGATCGGAACGCCCTCGTCGACAACGTCCCGATCGCCTCGCCGTTCGCGACCGACGGCGCCGGGATGATCGTCCCCGTTCAGGAGGGCGACGAGGGGCTCCTCTTCCACGCTCGCGAGCCCATCGAGAAACAGCTCGCGACGTCCGGCGAGGTCGCGCCGGAAGGGGAGCGGCGGTTCACCCTCGAAGCCGGCGTCTTCCTCCCGGAGATTTGGCTCGACGACATGGACGTCCCCGACCACCAGGATGGGGAGTTCCAGATTGCCATCCAGGACGACGGCTCGGCACTGCGGATGTTCCCTGACGGCCGCGTCCGCGTCGAGCACACCTCGGGAAAGGTCATTGCGATGGACGCGACCGGCGCCGTGACGATCGGCGACGAAGCATCCGCAGCGGCGGTCCTCAATGCCGACGCCGAGCTTGAGTACGAGGACACCCAGCCCGACGGCTCGATGTCGACGAAGACGGTCGACGTCATCGACCCGGGAACGACCGACCTAGAGTCATCATGAGAGAATTATGAAATACAAACGAACGCTCCGAGTCGAATCGAACGGCGATATCGCGATGCCGAATCAGAAAGCGGAGTTCCTCGACGGCCAGCGCGGCGCCGTCCAGGAGCTCAAGATTCTACTCTCGACGGTCCGCGGCGAGGACCCGTTCGCGCCGGACCACGGTCTCGACCTTTTCGAGGCGGTCGGCGGCCCCGACGCGATCCTGGAGCGGGAGATTCGTCGGGCGCTGATCCGAGACGAGCGCGTCGACGCAGTGGACTCCGTCGAAATCGGGCGGAACGAACCGGGCGCACGCGTTGCCGAGGTGATAGTTGGTGTATCGCTCTTCGATAGCGACACCGTCCAGTTCGCTGCGGAGGTCGGATAGATGTCCTACGGAGTTCAGCAGGACGGGAGTTTCGAGCGGAAGCACGTCGATACGATCCGACAGGATCTGAAGCGTATCTTCAAGAATGAGCTCGGCGAGGACATCGAGCTCCGTCCGAGTTCGCCGATCACCCAGATCATCGACGCCACTGCGATCGAACTCGCGCGGCAGTGGGCCGCAGCGGAGGGTGCCTACTACGCGAGCTTCTACCAGGACGCGAGCGGCGAGGCGCTTGACAAACAACTCGCGTTGGCGGGCTTCTCACGGATCCCGACCCGCCCCGCGACCGGCGAGGTTGAGTTCTCGCGCAGTGACCCGGCACCGAGCGACGTCACGATCTCGGCAGGGACGACTATCACGACCGAGCGGACCGAGACTCGCCCGCGGATTCCCTTTGAGACGACCGAGGGTGTCACTCTTACCAAGGGGGCGACATCGGTGATAGCGCCGGTCGAGGGGCTCAAACCCTGGCAGACGGATCTCGACGAACGGTGGCTCGGTGAGGAGACGAATGTCGCAGCTGGAACGATCATCCGCTTCGAAGACCCTGTTTCCGGCGTCGACGCCGTGACGAACCCAAAGCCGACCGGTGATTCCACCGTTGGTTTCGCTGAGGGCCGCGACCGCGAGACAGACGCGGAGTTCAAACTGCGGTACGAGAACACATTCGCGGCACCTGGATCGTCGACGCCACCCGCGATGGAGGCGTCGATCTTCCAGTTCGATGAGGATATCGTCTCTGTGCGTGTCGAAGAGCGGCGTGACGACCAGAACAACGAGTACGGGCCCGAGGTGGTTGTCCTCGCACCGAACGTCGCCGATGACAGTATCGCACAGGCCATCCTCGAGAGTCGTGGCGCTGGCCTCCAATCGTATGGCTCGCTCTCGGGGATCGCGACGATGGATGACGGTCGTGAACGAATCGAATCATTCGAACGCGCCGATCGGATCACCATCTACGTCGACGTCGATCTTACGACGAGTTCGACGTTTCCGGATGATGGCGAGAATCGGATCGAGAATTCGATCATCCGGTATATCGGCGGACAAGCTCACGATGACATCCAGTATCCTGGTCTCGAAATCGGAGAAGACGTCATCTACGACCAGGTGAAGCGTCGCGTGATGGAGGTTCGGGGCGTTGTCCAGGCCGACGTCTATCTCGGAACGGGTGATCCGCCCCAGAGCGAGTCGAACGTGACGATCCGCGACCTCGAGGTCGCGATGACCGGCACCGACGAGGTGGCTGTCACAGATGTCTAGTGACGAGACGCCCGCAGAGCGACTCGAGGAGCTTCTCAAAACGCCATACGACTCGGAAGGAGAGGTCTGGCAGGCCCTTCTGACTGCGTTCGCGAACGAGTATGAGGAGTTTGAGCAAACCCTCACCGAGGTACAGAAACAGAAATTCGTTGAAACGGCGACTGGCGAGCCGCTCAACAAGATCGCCGACCTGTTCGGACTTAATCGGCGCCAAGACGAGACAGTTGATGCGTTCCGTGTTCGCGTGAAGGCGGCGTTACGGTCGCAGATCACGACGGCAACCGTCGAGGAGGTGCGTGATATTGTCGCGCTATTACTCGCAACCGACGTAGAGAACGTCAACGTTGAGGAGCCGTTTGATCGCGCACAGGCACAAATCCTGCTTGACGTCCGTAACGAACTCTCGACTGTCGACATCACGAGTTCGCAATTCATCGATGTCGTCGACGCCGCAGTCGCCGCTGGCGTCGGTGTCGGGATCCTATTGACTGAGGAACTCGAGGATACGCTCACACTCGACGACGTAGCCGCTGTACAAACCGATGTCGTCGCTTCGGAGTTGCCCATCGTTAACGAGACGACCCACACCCGAATAGAGGAGTCGACGCAATCCTTCTGGAACGAGGGCCGCTGGAACCTCGACCACTACGACACCCTGAAAACGGTGCTTGAGGACGAGGTACACTTGGAGACAGTCGCACTCACCGATGCAACGGCTGTCGACGATATGCTTCTCGTCGCGAGCGAGTCGCCGGCGATCAGCGATGGAGCAGCCGTCCAGATTGATGCGGTCGCGATTGAAGAGATCGCGGTCAGTGCTACGGTTCGCGAACGAATTGAACCCGTTGAAGCCGCGTACTGGAACGAAGGTCGCTGGAATATCGACGCTTACGCAGAATTATGACAGAAGTCCAAACTACGTCAGTTACAGACAACGTTCGAGTGGCAACGTACGCGATCGAAACGATCCGCGAACTAATCCCTGACTGGGACCGGATAAGTCGACTGGAGAGGATCGCAGCACTCGAAGACCTAGAACCTGAGACCGAGTTCTCGACGCACAACGTCTCGACGTCGACGTACCGTGAGTACCTCGCACAGCTCCACAATCCCGAAGTAAACTCACAGAGCGTCACTTGGACGCATCTGGCGTTTGGTGATGACGGGACCGCCGAATCGCTTGGTGACGAGCACCTCCTCAATGAAGTCTATCGCGATGCAATCGACGATCACGTCAACAATTCGTCAGACAACGAGTACGCGGCCGTTCTTCTGATTGGAAGCGACGAGGCAGTTGGTCTCTCGCTGAAAGAGGCTGCACTCGTGAGTGAGGCTGATCCTTCGAACAGTGACGATATCGCGGCAAATCGAGCCTTGCTTGACGATCCTGACAACCGACTCGATCCGAAGGATAGTGATCACGCTGTGACTGTCCGGATCGAACTCTCGTACCTCGACAATAGTGAGGTGGTCTAAATGGATCGCGCACAGCCAGGAGCTCGCGGCTCGACGAATCGCAATATCGAGTTTGGCGAGACGACCGGACAATACACCGACGGTTGGATTGTCTCCGCAGACGACCCAACATTGTCGGCACAGCGATACACCTCCCTCGACGAGACGGCATTCAACGAGTTTGATGCTACCTACTCGGCTGACTCATTGACGATCACCATCGATCCCGGGGAAGCGTTCGTTGACGGCTGGCTCGCCACAGATGTTGCCACTGACATCGTTCTTGACGGTGACACACCCGGACAGACGATCGTTATTGGATGGGATCCGGA